AATCGGATCGTTTCTCCAAGTGATTACGCCTTTGTTTGGTTTGATTGGTGCTGTCTGGACGCTTATGCGTATTGCCGAGATGGTTACGGGCAAACCGTTTGATCAAATTATTCGTCGGAAGAAAGACGATGCCCCCGGTGAGTGAAAAGCAAGAAAGGTTCATGCAAGCCGTAGCGCATAACCCGAAGTTTGCAAAGAAAGTTGGTGTCCCTCAATCTGTAGGAAAGGAATTTACGATGAAAAAGATGAGCATGGGTGGTGGCGTAGCCCCATCAAAAATGGGCGCTGTTAAGACTGCTGCTCCTAGCCGTGACGGTGTTGCTACCAAGGGTAAAACCAAAGGTAAACAAATCAAGATGGCGCATGGCGGTATGGCTAAGATGAAGAAAATGGCCTACGGCAATAAGGCTTGCTGAGATGATGCCCTCTCGCGGGATGGGTGCAATAAGCCCATCCAAAATGCCGTCTGCCAAGCGTAAAGCTAGGCGGGATAACACTGACTTTGATCAGTACGCTAAAGGTGGCAAGATTAAAAAATTTAAAGATGGAGGGGGCACAGAAGACTACCCACCCCAATTTAAATCTCGTGCCGATTACGAGCAGTTTTTAAAAAATAACGAAGCTTTACGAAAGAACCCCCCTTCTAAAAAACCTCCAGCACCGCTTGATGTTAATGCGTTTGATAAGCCGTTTGCTGGAGAAAATAGATCTGAAGAAGAAAAAGAGTATCCTGAAGATGACCGTACGGCATATAAAAGGGGTGGCAAGGTGTCTCGCGTGAACGAAGCTGGCAATTACACTAAACCGGGGATGCGTAAAGCATTGTTCAACAGCATCAAAGCTGGTGGCAAAGGTGGATCGCCGGGGCAATGGTCAGCCCGAAAAAGTCAGTTATTAGCTATGAAGTACAAGCAAAAGGGTGGGGGTTATAAAGATTGAAAGCCCCGCAGCAAAGTCTAAAAAATTGGACTGACCAGAAGTGGAGGACACGCAGTGGCAAACCTAGCACACAGGGTTCAAAAGCAACTGGCGAACGATACCTCCCGGAGGCGGCAATTAAATCTCTTACACCTGCTGAATACGCTGCGACTACAAGAGCTAAACGGGCTGGAAAGAGCGCAGGAAAGCAGTTTGTCAAACAACCGGCAAAAATTGCCGCAAAGACTGCGAGATTTAGATGACCACTAGCGGCTCAACCGACTTTAATCTTGAATTTACTGACATAGCCGAAGAAGCCTATGAGAGGGCTGGTCGGGAGATGCGCTCTGGTTACGACCTGCGTACTGCACGTCGTTCGATGAACCTACTAACTATTGAGTGGGCAAATCGTGGCATCAATATGTGGACGATTGAGCAGGGCACAAAGAATTTGGTACAGGGCACTGCGACGTACGATTTACCGGACGACACCATTGACTTGCTTGAGCACGTTATAAGAACGGGGGCTGGTAATGTTTCAACGCAAGCTGACCTTACACTTACCCGGATTAGTGTCTCCACCTACGCCACAATCCCAAACAAGTTGGCTCAAGCAAGACCGATACAGATTTACATCAGCAGGAACTCTGGAGCCACGTACCCCGCAACCAGCAGTTATTCTCCAGGTGCAAACGCACACCCCCAATTCACAGTTTGGCCTATCCCTGACCAAGGCACTGAAGCCTCGCCGTACTATCAAGTAATTTACTGGCGTATGCGCCGCATTCAGAACGCTGGGGATGGTTTGCAGACTCCTGATATGCCGTTTAGGTTCCTTCCTTGTATTACAGCAGGGCTAGCGTATTACATCGCCCAGAAGATTCCTGAAGGACAGGATCGCCTTCAACAGCTTAAAGCAGAATACGAAGAACAGTGGAACTATGCCGCTGGTGAGGATCGTGAGAAAGCTGCGGTTCGTTTTGTCCCGCGTCGGATGTATTTAGGCAATACTGGGAGCTTCTAATGCCCAATCAGTTTGCCTCTGGTAAATATGCCATCGCGCAGTGCGATAGGTGTAACTTTAGATTTAAGCTTAAACAACTTAAATCCCTCGTCATTAAGACCAAGAACGTCAATATTCTTGTCTGCCCTGAGTGCTGGGAACCAGATCAACCGCAGCTACAGCTTGGTATGTACCCTGTGTATGACCCACAGGCCGTTAGGAATCCACGAGTAGATTCTAATTCTTATAGGCAAGCTGGGTTTAATGGTTTGCAAGTTGAACCTGTGAATGATGACTCTAGCATTGATGAGCTAGGTACGATTACAATGGGTAGTCGAATTATTCAGTGGGGCTTTAATCCGGTAGGTGGTTCAAGATTGTTTGATGCCGCGTTAACACCAAATAATCTTACAGCTCCGGGGCTTGTTAATTCCGTAACCGCATCGTAGGAGTAAATGATGGATGCAAAAACCGCAGTACATAAACACGAAGCACATATGCACCCCGGCAAGAAACCTACTAAATTTGCTAAGGGCGGCAAGACTAACGCTGATATGTTGAAAATGGGGCGCAACCTTGCCAAGATTGCTAACCAGAAAAAGTCTTCGTTTACCTACAAAAACTCCGGTAGGGGGCGATAATGAACACTGATAAGTTTGATTTTTTCCCTTGGACTACGGCGGATTGCTGCAATAAGTACACGCAGCCTAAACCGTACAAAACTGCTGGGGCTACAGGTGGCGGGGCGTATCCTGAGAAAGATGTAAAAACGACGGGTATAAAGATGAAAGGGGCAGGCGCAGCTATTAAGGGTACAATCAGTCGAGGCCCGATGGCATGAATTACACGGAGTTGAAAAAGACGATCCGAGGGTATATCGAGAACGATTTCCCGACGATTACTTTTTCTGATTCGGTCACGACGTTTACGTCGGATGAGCAGCTTGCGACATTTGTTAAGCAGGCTGAGCAGCGCATTTACAACTCTATGCAGTTTCCGTCTATTCGCAAGAATGTGACGGGGATAACGTCCATTAACAATCGTTACCTGTCATGCCCCAGTGATTTTTTATCCCCGTACAGTATGGCGGTCATTGATGCTAACGGGCGGTACTATTATTTGTTGAATAAAGACGTTAATTTTATTAGAGAAGCTTATCCTGTACCAACAGGTTCAGGTAACACAGGTCGCCCACGGCACTACGCTATTTTTGGCCCTACAGTTTCAGGGTCTACGATAAGTAATGAGCTGAGTTTTATTTTAGGCCCAACACCTGATGCTGTTTATGATGTCGAGCTTCATTATTACTACTACCCAGAATCGATTGTGACTGCTGGTACGACTTGGCTTGGCGATAATTTTGATTCGGTTTTGCTTTATGGGGCACTACGAGAAGGCTATTTGTTTATTAAAGCAGGGCCGGAACAAATGGCAACGATTGATGCTAAATATACGGAAGCTGTAGCCCTTGCAAAACGTCTGGCAGATGGTTTGGAGCGTCAGGATGCTTACAGGTCCGGGCAGTACAGGCAGGCGGTAACTTGATATGGCAATCTACCAAACCATGTGCACAAGCTTTAAGGCCGAGGTTGCCCAAGGCTTGCACAACTTTACAAGGACTACGGGAAATGTATTTAAGCTCGCCTTGTACGTCGCAACTGCCGATCTCAGTGCTAGTACCACGGTGTACACAACCTCTGGTGAAGCCAGTGGAACCAATTACACCGCTGGAGGGATTACGCTCACAAACATCACGCCCCTTTCTTCAGGCACTACAGGCTACTGGTCGTTTGATGATGCGACGTTTACTAACGTAACACTTTCCTGTGCAGGGGCGCTGATCTACAATTCAACTAACGGTAATCGTGCGGTATGTGTTTTAAGTTTTGGGAATACGATTACTAAAACAGCTTCAAATCTGGTTATTACTTTTCCGCCAATGGGCGCAACTGATTCTGTTTTGAGGATCACATGATGGACATTAAAGCAAAGACACACGACATAGTTGCGGGATCATTAATTACCGCAAAAGGGGTGCATGAAAGCTTAAACGCCACTGGTAAATATGTCGTTGAGTGTTACGACAAAGATAAAAACCTGAAGTGGGTTGCTGAGTCCAAGAACCTTGTGGTTAATGTTGGGCTTCAGTACATGGCAGGGGTTGCTTTGACCAGCACGGCTCAGATTACAAGCTGGTATGTAGGTCTTTATGGGGCTGCTGCAAGCAATACGCCAGCCGCAGGGGATACGATGTCCTCTCATGCAGGTTGGACAGAAGATACAACCTACAGTAATGCAACGCGTGTGGCGGCAACTTTTGCCGCTGCAACTAACGCTAATCCGTCGGTTGTGACTAATTCTGCAAGCAAGGCTCAGTTTGATATTAATGGTACAACGACCATTGGCGGTGCGTTTTTAACAAGCGGTAGTGCCAAAGGTGGAACAACAGGAACATTATTTTCAGCAGCAGATTTTGCTTCACCGGGAGATCGTTCGGTTGTATCTGGCGATATTCTGTTAGTGACGTATACGTTTAGCCTATCGGCGTAATCATGGCAGAAGGCGGATACGGTTCTGGCACATGGGGTCAGGCTGGCTGGGGCCAATCCGTTTACTACCGAGTTGTTGGTGAAGAAGGATACGGTGGGGGTGGATGGGGTGAATCAGCTTGGGGCGGGCCTTATTACTACAACGGTGCAGTGGCAAGTGATGTCATTGCGTCGGATTTGTTCTATGGGGTTAGCGTTTCTGAAACAGCCACAGGCTCAGACAGCATATCTGCGGGAGCGCAGTTCTCATCTTCCCTTAGCGAACTCAGCACCGGATCAGACAGTATCAGTGCCTCTGCAACCTTTGGTTCAGTTATCGTTGAATCAGGCACAGGCACAGACAGCATCAGTTCAACCCCTCAGTACGCAGTATCAGTCAGTGAGACTTCGACAGGGGCGGATACCGTTAGTTCAACCCCTCAGTACAATGTTTCAGTTAGCGAAACCTCCACAGGTGCTGACACAATTGTCGCGGGGATTGGCATCGGCGCAGCCGTTAGTGAAACAGCCACAGGCGCAGATACGATCTCAGGATCACTTACCGTTTTCCCCACGCTGGATGAGCTTGCGACCGGCACAGACCTTATTGATGCAAGTCCTAAATACGGTGCATCGGTTAGTGAATCGGCTACAGCCACAGATCTTATATCGGCTAACTTTACAGTTTATGCGTTGGTGTCAGAATCTTCTGTCATTGTTGACCTTATTCAACGGCGTTTGCTTTGGGAAGAAATTGATGACTCTCAGACAGCAAACTGGCAGAATATTGGCAATACACAAAGTTCAAACTGGACATTGATTGATGATACCCAATCAACCACTTGGACCCCGATCTCGACTTGAGGTGAACTATGACTATTAATTACACAACCCTTTTGGGTTTGACTGAACCTGTTACTGGAACACAGTCTGGTACGTGGGGGTCTGACATCAACACGGGTTTGACAGATTATGTTGAGGCTGCGATTGCAGGTGCTCAAGTTATTTCAGGCAGTCAGACCGCAGTCACTTTATCAGTAACCACAGGGTCTTCTAGTGCACCAACGACGCTATCTCAAGCAGGTTCTGGAGCCACGGGGTCTTCGCAGTATCAGATTATTCGGTGTACGGGGAACCCTGCTGGGTTGTTAACGATTACTGCACCTGCTTCAGATAAAACATATGTCGTTATTAACGCAACTTCGACTAGTCAGTCGGTAAAAATCGTAGGTGCAGGACCAACGACAGGTGTAACTATTGTCTCCGGCGAACGCGCTTTCGTTGCTTGGAACGGTTCTGATTTCGTTAAGGTAGGCGGCGCGGCTGGTGGGACAAATACACAAGTTCAGTACAACAATGGGGGTGTATTTGGTGGAGTTTCAGGAGCTACGACAAACGGCACTGCCATTACGTTTAGCACGACGAATTTAAAGCTTCAAGGATCTAGCACTGGGGTCTCGTCATTTGCTTCAGCTAATTCAAGTGCCACTGATTACACCGTTACTTTCCCAGCAGCAAGCACAACAATCCCTGTTGCTACGCAGACCTTAACTTTTTCGGGTCCAACGGCAGCGCGGACAATTACGCTACCTGATGCAAACTTCACAGCAGCAAGAACGGACTCAGCACAAACCTTTACGGGTGTACAGACGTTTGGCAGCAACCCTATATTAAGCGGCGGCACAGCCAACGGAGTCCTGTACCTCAACGGCTCCAATGTGGCGACAAGCGGTAGTGCGCTGACGTTTGATGGGACTAATTTTGCAACGACTGGAAAAATAAATGTTGGAAATCCATCTTCAACAATTGCTCGTTTAAATGTTAAATCTGCGGATACATACTTGGCAGACTTTGTTGGTAGTGATGGAAGTCTAGGATTTCTTCTATTTAATGACAGTGGCATTCCATCAATTGGTACTCGCGGAGGTGACCAAGGACTTAATATCAATGCAGCAGGAAGCACATCTGCGGCAAGAATAGTGTTTACCACTGCAGGCACCGAACGCGCCCGTATCACCAGCGGGGGTAATTTACTGGTCAACACAACCGTAACCCCTGCAAACGGCGGCTTTTTGGTTGTCAACTCGGGTATCAGTACATCGACAACCAATGTCATTGAGTTGCAACAAGCAACCAACGGTGCAAACAAGGCGGCGGCGGCTTTTGGTGTTTCGATTGGCAACGGAGGACAGTCAACCAACGCGGCTGATTTGACATTTTCAACCGCAAGCGGCGGTAGTTTGTCCGAACGCGCCCGTATCACCAGCGGGGGGGATTTGCAGATTGCCAACGGCAACTTGGTGATGAGTACCAGCGGCAAAGGTATTGACTTTTCTGCTACCGCAGGAACAGGGACAAGTGAACTGTTTGCTGACTATGAGGAGGGGACTTTTACTGCAACAGCAGCAGGATCTACATCAGGAACGATTACATTTGACGCTGGGACTGACCTGCTTGCATATACCAAGATTGGTCGCGTAGTTTTTATTCAAGGTTTGCTTGAGGTGTCTTCCGTGTCAAGCCCAGTTGGTACTTCTGTTTTTGTGCAAAATCTGCCTTTTACTATTGCTGACTTAACCGAATATGCTGGTCGCGGTGGTACAGCATGTTATGCCAAGGGTAGTGTTAGGGGCATACAGATGATTGAGGGAGATACTAAAATTTACGTCGTTGTGGACGCAAGCACCATCACTAGCGGAGACCAGTTCTATCTTTCGTTTAATTACATTGCCGCTTAATTACCCCCATCAGCCGATGTGGGCGGACAGTCCAACGCCATAAGGAGATAAATCATGGCACTAGAAAAAGTTAGCGTAGTTGATTTATGTGAAGTAACTGAAGGTGGACACGTTCAAGTGCGTGTAGCCACTAGGATTCTTGAAGATGGCAAGATTATCAGCCAATCGTTTCACCGGCATGTTGTAAGCCCAGGTCAAGATACCAGCAACGAAGATGCAAAAGTGCAAGCCATTTGCGCGGCAGTGCATACACCTGAAGTAGTTGCAGCTTATCAAGCAAAACAGGAAGCTAACAGGCCAGCACCAACTACGACACCAGAACCAGCGCCGACTCCAACACAAGAACCGGCAGCACCATAAACCTAAACCTAGCCCAAATCGAAACAAGCAAGAACCCACCAATCACTAAACCACCATTGCCTTGGAGCAACGCATGAACGATCAAAACATCACTTTAAAACTCTCACTCATCAACGGTATCTTGCAATACTTAGGCACTCGTCCCTATGGCGAAGTGTTTCAGATTGTCCAAGCAATCCAAGAGCAAGCATCACCCCAAGTGAAAGTGGATCTGGAAGCTAAGGTTGATGAGCAGTAAATGGACGATAAAACCCACGAGATAGCAGTCCTCAAGGCGCAAGCCAAGATCAAGCTTGAAGAGCTAAAGGCCCAAGACTCTGCTAAAGAAGTTGCTGGTAAAGCGATTGGCGAGGACGGGCTTCTTTACATCTTCCTCATCGTACTCGTGGGTGTCGGCGCATCCCTTTTCTTAGAAGGCGAAAAAATTGCTGCTGTTATGGGTCTTCTTGGTGCTTCACTTACTGCGCTCATTCAAATGCTAAATGGCATTGCTGGCACTGCTGCCAAGCAAGAAAAGCCAGAGTTTGAAGTCATCAAAGACCTGATTCACCGCCTTGACAAGCTAGACCGCGCCGAGCAACCCATGCAGGTTGATGTTGAAGGCAGCAAAGTCACGGTTAAAAAGGGTGCCGATCAGATTACTGCAAGAGGTGAACATGTTTGATCTTCTCTCAGGCGGTCTCCTCGGCAGTATCTTTGGTGGCCTATTCAGGCTTGCACCGGAAGTGCTGAAGTTCTTAGATAAAAAGAACGAGCGTCAGCACGAGCTATCCATGTTCCAACTCCAGACCGACCTTGAGAAGATGCGAGGCGAGTTTAAGATGGAGGAGAAGTATGTTGATTACTCCATTCAACAGATGGACACGATTAAAGCTGCGTTTCAAGAGCAGGCTGAAACGGCTAAAGCAGCGGGTTGGTTTGTGGCTGCTATCTCAGCCCTTGTTCGTCCGGGCATTACTTGGAGTCTCTTCTTTATGTATGCGGCAGTCAAGGCGGCTGCGCTTGTTATGGCGTTTGAGACGGGCGCGAACTGGATGGAAGTCGTAAGCAAGGTTTGGGATGAAGATGATTTTGGGTTGTTTTCAATGGTTTTGACGTTTTGGTTCGTTGGGAGAAGCTTGGAGCGATATAAAGCGGGTGTTAACTAACCATGAAAAAATGCAGTAAGTGCAAAGCCGAAAAACCGTTAGACTTATTCCCAAGAACAATTCGGAGTAAGGATGGTTATTGCACTCAGTGCAAGCAATGCAAAAACAATTATCGTAAGTTACAACAACAAAAATATAAAGCAGCTCAAGATCTGTGGCGGGAAAAATTTCCTGAAAAAGTTACTCAATATAAACAGTCTCGCAAAGCCAACCCTAATTTCAAACAAGAAAAAGCAATTGCGGATAGAAAGTATCGTGAAAAACATGCAGAAAAGTTAAAGGAAAGAAAGCGTCGATACTACGAACAAAATAAAGAACGACATGCAATACTTATGAGCGACAATTACCAAAAAAGCAAAGAAGTAGTAAAGCTTCGTGTAGCTGAGTGGAAAAAACAAAACGCGGCTAAAGTTAACGCTAACTGCATGAAGCGTCATGCACAAAAACTTAACGCCACTCCACCTTGGCTAACAGAAGATGATCACTGGCTTCTTGAAGAAGCATACGACTTA